GCAACTTCGCCGAGAACCTTCTCGTTAAGTAGGTGCCAGCCCATGACTTCACCAGAAGTTCCATCAAAGAAAATTTCTACTGGCTTGCCATCCTTGCGCTGTACGTCAACGATGAAGATGTCGGTTTCGTCGGCATATGCCGAGTCAAGAACCTTGCCAGAGAACATGTCTTCGGCAATGCCTTCAACTTCAAGAAGGGTTGGCATGTCCGACTCTGGAGCGCAACCGCCTGGGCATTGTGCGCAAACCTGCGATGTGCCAGCAAGCATCTTCCGCTCAAATGCGCATACGAATGAATCGTCGTCCCACTCTTCTGACTTCATGCCCATGGTGTCCATGCGCTTCTTGCGAGCCTTCTTGCGCTTCGCCATTGGGTCGTCATCCATCTCGTCGGCGACATCGGATGCCATTGACTCCATGGGGGACATTCCACCCTTGGTATCAGCGGTTACCCACTCTTCCGACTTTGCGCCTACGGTTTCGGCGGCTGCGCCGCACTTTCCGCAAACCTTCTGACCAGGCTTGTAACCGCACTCGGCAATATCAAGCCCCTTGGCACACTTAATAGTGCCATCAGCGAGCAGTTGAACAATTGGCTTATCTGCCATTTCGTCTTTCTCCTTGTATTGCATGGTTGAGGTTAAGCAGCCACTTGGTTTTGTACATCCAGAACACGGTGCCATGCGCTTGTCGCCCGAAACCATGCAACTGTATTTTGTTGAATTCTTAGGTAATCCGTTTTGTGAAGTATAACTCATTCTTCTGCTCCATATTACCTGTTTGGAGACTTGTATACATTAACTGCGGCATTAATCGCTTCTTCCGCAGTCGCTGTCAAGCCAGTCATATGAATTCCATCTTCGTCAACATGCGTAACGATATTGTGATACTCAATCACTGGGTCAAGAAGTGACTTGACCGCAAAGAGTTCGTCAACTGCTACAGGAATGGTGACTACGTCGTATTTGACCTCTACGTCACCCTTGCCAGCGGACTGGATGACTTCTTGAAGCATTGTTAGAGCATCTTGCAACTTTTTGAGGTTGCGATTATTCAGAACACGCCCAGCCTTGATGTCAAAGTCTTCTTCAAGGGTTTTCTCCAACTCTGACATTGCTTGCATCATGCCCATCATCGGTTTTGTGGTTCCACATGCTCCTGCTCCTCCGCAGCCGCACCCACAATCCCCATGGTCATCATCGTCACGACGGACGTGGACAATAAACATGCGCCCACCCTTTTCATCGTCTGACTCGCCAAAATGTTCCCAGTTTGATTCATCGCCGATGAACTTAACGAATTCCTGTTGGTTGTCAAGGAATTCCTTGAGGTAAATCATTGCCTTTTCCTCAATCAGGTGCGCGGGCATCATCTTGAGGTCATCAATGTCGTCCATATCGTCCATTTCCATGGACTTGCCGTCGTTCAATTTGCCGAGGCGGGCGCTCCACTCGCTGTCATTCCAGATAGAGCCATTGACAACCCCACGGATTTTGCGACGGCAGTTCTTCATGCCGGGGTGATGGCATCCCTCATTCGGCCAGAGTCCTGTGGTTTCATGGTGAAGCCACGCGCAGATGTTGTTCAGTGGGTATAACTCTGGATGGTCTGCCAAAATTACGCGGCATCGGCGGAACCCACCTTCGCGTCGCATGATTGGGCGCCAATAGCGCAAAAGTGCCTCTAGGTTTCCTCGCCGTGGACCGTAGCCACGCATAACGTCGCCAGTGAATCGCTCCTGAGGGATTGCGTCGGGAGGTACTGGTGCCTTGATTTCTTCTTCGGTTTCCATGTCAAGCATGTCTTCCGACTGTTTGCCGTCCATGCATCCGCACTTGCACGATTCAAACTTTGGCTTAACACCCGAGGGAACCATCGGGTTTTTGTCCATCTCGTAGTTTTCCTCAAACGGATTTTCGCCCTCTTGGTGACCGACAGTGTCGGCGCTACCCTGAGGCAGGTAAACCATCTGTGGCTTGACCTGTACGGCTTCTCCAAACATAAATTCGTCGCCATCAAAATGGTACGAAACACGCATGGTTTTAGGCTCTTCGCCTTCTTTGCGATGGTCAAAAATGACCATGTTTTTGTCTGCTGAACGGAGGCGCACTGCGCCACCAAAGCGCATTGCCAACGCTTTGGCAATATTCGCCATTCTGCCCATGGCGGGATTTGCCGCTGGCACTCCACCGTCCTCCCCACGTGGACCTGAGTATTCGGAGTCGGAGTCTTCTGCGTCATAGATATTGGGAGACACGTCGTAGCCCTTTTCATCTTGGCTGTTCTTGTAACGCTCAAGGAGGCGACGACCCTTTGCTGCAAGGCTCGCAGCGTCCTCCATGTTTTGTGGGACTGGTTCGCCCCATGCGGCAGCGGAAAGGGCAAGGCGGGTTGGCTCACCCTTCTCGTCTTTCATTGGTCCGCTCGGATTGGTGAAGAAACGAGTCAGGAAAGACCCCTTGCGGCGCATTTTTTCTGGCGTGTCTGCTGGTCCTTTAACTCCTGGCTTGAGGTTGGAGCCTTCCGTTTCGTTAAAGTGACGTCGTCCTGCAGCGGTTAAACCACCCTTCGGGTCGCGTAGCGGCTCGTCAGCCTTGATTGAAATTGTCCCAGTAAGTTGGTTCGCTCCATGGAGAACAGGGCTGACTTCGTAAAGTTCAACCTCTTTGAGGATGTTCGCCTGCCGCTGTGAGTCATAATCGGCGTCAAGTGTCTTGTACCCGATTGACCATTCTTGCTCAGCCCCAAAGAACGAGACGTCAAGGAATGCCTGCTTGCCACGCTCTGATTTAAGGTTGAATTGAACGCGCGCATAGAGACCACCAATACCAGCGCGTTTCATTTTCATTGGGAGGCGAGGGTCGTTCGGACCGACTTCGTAAATATCTAGAACTTTACCGATGGGTTCATTCCAGTTGTGCCCCCAAACAACACGTGGCTTGCGGCGCTTAAGACTTTCAGTAAAGCACCCAGGGGCGCAAATATCTCCAACTGAGTCCTTATTACCAAGACCAGCAACGAAACATTCAACGATACCCTGCGCCTCGTCTACATTGATTTGCGCATTTTCAATGGCTTTAAATTCGGTAGCGGCTGTTTGCTGGGCGTAGGACATTTACTTGCTCCGATGTGTCGCGGTAAATACAACAATAAACGAAATAACATCAGAGATGCTGCAACTATTGCATGAGAATATCTACAGTTTCAGTAAACTGCTTAATTGGTTTCAGTAAACTCGTTTATCTTTTTAACTAGACTTTGCGCTGAGAGTGCTCCGACAATGGAACCAACCTTTTTCCCATCCCTGAAAAAAATCAGAGTCGGGATGCTCATAATGTTATTCCCTGACGCAAGTTTTGGGAAATCGTCAATATTTACTTTACAAAACTTGACGTCCTTCATCTTCTCTGAGGCTTCAGCCAGTACTGGTTCCATCATTTTGCAAGGACCGCACCATGAAGCCCAAAAATCAACCACCACATCACCCGACTTGATTGCGGATGAAAATGTTTCGTCTGTCAACTTTTCAATCATTTAATTGAACCTCAGTCTGCAGCGACAGTTAATTGTCAAACTTGGTGGAGCGAGTGGGTCGCCGGGGAAACGAAGAACCGTGTCGTTCACCACAAACCCGTCACCCAGTGGAACTGTTTTGCCGTGAAGCAACTTGTGTTCAGCGCGTACCGCACTGTCCTTTCGGGTCACCCAAGTCTTATCCGTTGCACCCAAGCGCTTGCCAGTGAAGTAGACACCTGCATTTTGCGAGGTCTGTGCCTCAAGTTCAGCGATTACGCGCTTACGCTTGCCGAGGAGATTTACAAAGATTGCCGTCAAAGCAGCACGCAAGAGACCGATTCTATCCTCGTCGTCACCAAGCGCCATAGCAATCAAGATTGCTGCGGCAATCTCTTCCTTAGTCGTGCTATTTGACTTCTTCATGCGTTCAATTTGTTCGTCAACGGTCTTCTCAATGTCGGCTTCCTCAACATCTGCTGGCATGTTTGCTTGCTGTGCGGATGAGGTAACGCTCTCCATTGCGATTGCCTTCAGAACAGGGCGCATATCGTCTTCAAGTTGTTTATTCCAAGTGTCTTCGTCAAAAACCATTTCGGTTTCTAGTTTCTTGGACGATATTGCCTTGCGTGCTTTTGAGCCTGTTGCCTTTTCAAGGACTACTCGCTGCTGGCGTTCAAACATTCGTTCAAGCGCTCTATCTAGAATCTCTGTCCACCTATCGGCGTCCTGCTCTGCCTTGGTGTCGTATTCGTCGTAGGTGTAACTAATATCCGCCGACTTAACGTGGAACCCCCCGACATCTGCAGACATCTGACCTTCTGGCAGCGGTGCTGCTGTTGTTTCAGGGCTAACTGGCGCTGCTTCGGGGGCTGGAACACCTTCAGGTGCTGGGGGTGATTGCTGCGGCAAACCTTGCTGCGGCATTTGCATTTGCCCAGCAGCATCCTGTGGCACCCCGACCATATCAACTGGTTGCTGCTCTTCTGTCTTGAATGGTTTTTCCGTGTTGGCGACAGGGGTAAGGTTCGGGTTGGAAAGCAGGCTGTCCGCCAACTCTGAATCAACTTTCTTCTTGCCAGTCCCATCGCGATATTCGTTGATACTGATGAGACCCTGCTGGAACTCGTCCATAAGGTAGCGTTCGCGCTCCTGCTTAGCGATAATCAAGATGGGCACGCTACTTGTGTCAAAGTCTACGTAGTACTTTTCATCCAGTTCATCAAAAGCCCTAGCCAGAGGCTCAAGGTGGGGGAGCATTGTTTCCATCCAGAAGACACGAAGTTCTTCTGAGGCATTGGAAAATGTTCGCCCTGCGGCATTCCCGATGACAGATTCAGGGACACCAAACGCCGCAAGGATTTCTTCCTTCTGAATTTGGCGCATCTGCGTATACGCGGCGTCGCGCGGTGATGCAGATGTGTCCACAAAATCAACACCATCATCGGATGAGATAACAGTTGTTGCGCCTGTACGGCTCAGATTGCCACGAAAACGATTACGGAGTTCCTCCTTGTCGTCGTCTTCCATTTCGCCACGCACAACAAGCAAACCTCCAGGACGTCCGTCATTTAGGAGGTAGTTGCGGTTGTACAACTTGGCAAGGTTTTCAAGTTCAATAGCGATGCCAGCAGATTCCATCGGCGTGATGGAAAGGTACGGGTCAAGGGGGTGTGGTCTGCGAATCCATACGACATCGTCTGGCTTGAGGGTCACCTTTGTGCCGTTCCGCATATCAACTTCGTAGCCCGAGATGAACGTGCGCGGATGTGGGATTGGTGCCGTGTGCTGGGGCGGGAGGAGGTGGAGGGCAATAATTCGTCCGTTGCGCCCACGCACCTTCTCAACGAAAACCCCACGGCTACTCATCAACAGTTGGGAGGAAAGTCTGTAACGGAAGATGAAGGAGTTTTCTCCCTCGTTTGCCTTTGTGTTGAAGATGTCTAGAAGCGGATTATTGGATTTAACGATTTCGCCAGAGGGGGA